TTTTCCCGGTCTTGGCTGTCATCATTTGATATACATCAAACTTGTTTATGCCCTCACTTTTTTTAATCCTAAAATTTTCAATTTCAATTATCATAATTTAGTTTTAAATGTTTGTATTCCTTCTATTTTCTCTCACCTTTTGTCCAAAAGTATTTCCTAGTCCTCTGAGTTTTTTAACTCTACTATTTACGCCAGCGCGGCTCTCGTTTAATTGTGAACTTCCATTTGATGGTTTCATATTATTTCTTTATTAGTATTCCGTTAATCTTACCTTCAACCATCCCTGCAATATATTCATCAGGGGTAGTTCCATTCACAAGTCCATTTAATTTTCTAGACTTATCTTGACATGCCCAATATAAAACATCCAGTGCATTAAAATTCTTTTCTGCAAGTATAAATGCCCGCTTTAATTTTATCCAAGCCTCATCTGTTTCAAAGCAAGTCTCCAATGCCTTCTCTGTTAATTTAACTTCTACATCTTCATTCCCTACCCTAAGGTTATACTTGCCAACATTTTTTGAAGCTTGTCTTCTTAGTTCGGACTTAAAAGTACCCTCATAAAGTTTATACTCTAATTTAGCTTCAGCCATCCTAGCCTCCACCTCAGATTTTAATAATCCAATTCTTGCAACGGCAGTTGATATCGTGGTATGTTCTCCAAAAATATTCGAAGAATCAATTCTAGTTAAGTCATCAATGTTGATATTGCTATCTAAATTATCATGCTCTAAAACTATTGCAGTGTCTCCAATGTGTATTGTGTATTTCATTTTAAATATATTTTTCTAAGTTCTCTTATTGCTATTCTTTTTCTACTCTTTATTGTTCCCAATGGAACTCCTAATACCACACTTGCCTCAAGTTCGCTTAGCCCCCGAAAGTATAGTGCATTCAAAACACTTTGATATGGTAATCTTAATGACCTTATGTGGTGGTGTATAAAAGTTTTATCCAACTCTTTTTCCACTGGTGCTTCTAGGTGAAAATTATAATCCTGATTGTCTATAGAATCTTCTCTGAAATTCCTCAGATTAAAAGACCTTTGAATATCAATGGTTTTATTCTTTACTATTTTTAACATCCAAGTATATAACCTTCCAGCCTTTGGATTATATTTATCTCTATTCTCCCAAATCTTAATAAATGATTCCTGCATAGCATCGGAGGATAGTGTGTGGTCTTTTAGAATACCATAGGCTGTCTTATAAAGCTGATTATAATAATTCTTGTATAATATACTCATTGCCTTTTCAGGCTCGTTAGAGAGCTTTAAAGCGAGGGACTCTTCCATGTCTACTTTCATAATTTTTTATCTTTTTTTTTCTTCTTATAATACCAAATAGATATTGCAATCCCTTCAGATATTAATCCAATTAGTATTCCGAAGAATACCATTCCAAAACAGTTTTCCATTTTATTATTTTTAGTTTCAAGGAGAGGGTTCGAACCTCCAAGAATATTTATAATATATCCGAACCCTTTAGAGCTCTACCTTTACCAGTTTGGCTACCTTGATTCCTTTTTCGATTTGGGGCAAAAAAGGGTTTGTTATTAAATCCAATTCTGTTTTACAAAATACTTGTATGCAGTTTTAAGAGAACGAAAATAATTAACGCCATCCCATTTATTCATAGTAAAAAACATACCATCGTTTGGGTCTCCCTTTTCTTTTACTTCACTAATACATAATCCTTTTGATTCAAATATTTTTACTATCTCTTCGTTTGTGATATCTACTAATGTTGTCATGATATTTGATTTTAATTGTTGTTATAATTTCTTACGTAAAGATAATATTAATTTCCTTACAAACCTACACCTTTCTTAAAAAACTTTTAAAAATAAAAAGGGACATAAATTAATATGTCCCACTTTCTATTATAAAACAATTAAACTACTCGAGTCTTTTAATGTAAATTGGTTGGCCTTTGACCACTTCCCATCATACTTTAATTCTCCATCGAATAATACTAACCTTTTTTCACTGCCCTTTAATTGGTCTGAGAATTTTTCGAATTCATTTGACCAAACTAGAATTTTACAAAGCTTATAATTATGCTCTATGGTTAACCTAGCATATTGTCCATTCTTACTTCTAGCAACCCTGCACTCAACTACGTATCCACCGAATGCTCTGAATATTCCCTTCTCTTGTCTTTTTGTAAAATCGGACATAGAACAAAATTGAGATTCAATACCTTTCTCTATTGCAATTTTCTCATAACCAATATGAGCCAAACCTGTTAACTTCTTTTGTTGAAGGTTCCACCACCAACGCTCCCCTAGTTCCCCTATCGTATAGATGTCTCTAGCTGGATTCGATGGCTTTTTCTTAGCATGTATTCTATACCTCTTTATTAGAGAATGTCTTTTTTGCTCTTGTCCTGAGAATCCATATAGTATATCAAATGCTCCAGATGTTATCAATGCTTCAAATGTTGTTTTCTTCACCTTTGAACCTTTGAAGTTATGCCTTGAATAAAAATCAGCAAAAGATAAATAGAAACCATTGGCTTCTCTTTCATTGATAACTTGAAAAGCTGTATCCTCTCCAATTCCCTTAACAGAACCTAAGCCCCAGTAAATTGTTGAAGTCTCTTGGTTGGATATCATATTGATTCCCGACTTATTTATATCCGGCGACTTTATCTCTATCTGTTTTGATTGTAATATCTCAGACAGGTATGATAAGGTATCCGCCTCATTGGCATAATCCAAAGCCACTGTCCAATACTCTATGGGATAGTGTACTTTTAGGTATTGGCTTACATATCCGGTTAATGCATATGCCGCGGAGTGACTCTTGTTAAAAGAATACTTTGCAAACTCTGCAATTGCCGCCCATATCTCTTGGAACTCTTTATCGGTAGCTCCTCTTTCTATGAAACCCTTTTTAACTATACCCTCCCATTGCTGGAGTACATCTAGTTTTTTCTTTCCAAGTGCCCTTCTTACATCATCAGCCTCTTTCATTGATAGACCACCTAGGTCCTGAAAGATTTGCATAATTTGCTCTTGATAAATTAACAGCCCATATGTGTCCTTGGTTATATGCTCCGTTCCCCAAAGGTATTTCGGAGACCTATTTCCATTCTTACACTTAACGTATATTTCATGGAAATGATTCTCCATAGGCCCCGGTCTATATAGCGCAACCGCAGCAATTAAATCATCTATTACCTGTGGCTTTAACGATTTAGTGTATGACGTTAATCCAGCTGAACCCATTTGGAATACATCTCCATTCCAACCGTTACTAAAATACCTATATACTTCCCTATCCTGTGGAAGGTTATATATATTCGGAACCACCTTTCCACTCTTTTCTATTAGCTTTAATATATCGGCGAATTTATCCAACTGCCTAATCCCCAATATATCCTCTTTTAAGAATCCGGCATCATCCAAGTCTTCTCCACCCCACTCGCTTACCAACAAGCCTTGCTGTCTCCTCATCGGAACCCATTCTTTGGCCGTTAATACATCCGGGAATACAACCATAGCGCAAGGGTGTATTGACTCCGTTTTTGGCTGGTCTAATAAGGAAGGCAGCATATGAAATATCTCAGAATTCTGTTTAATGAAGTTCTTGAGCTTAGGCTCCAGTGTTGCCCTCTTAATTAAATCAAGCATTGACGAATCCCCCTGACTTATAATTGCAGTCATTAGATTGGCCTCACTAAAATCAACCGATGATATTCTAGCCAAATCTTTTACCAATCCTTTTACCCTAAAAGTTGTAAAAGTACCAATTGAGCAAACCTGAGTTTCTCCAAACCGCTCTTCAATATAAGACTTAATTGCCGCTCTGTCTCTACCACATAAATCTTGGTCAATATCTGGTAAGGTACCTCCGACTAATTTAGGCTTTAATGATTCTGTTATATTATCTACTTTCATCTCTAGTGTTTTATTATTTCATCTCCGACTACTATTTCATCGCAGTATACATTTATGATATTTCCATTTCTTTTAACCTTGGCTAATTGACCTTCGGCTAATCCAATTACATTTCCTTCTTTATCCTCATATTCAAAATAAGGCCTATCTTCAAATGCCCCCATTCTCCCACTGTTCAAAAACCTTTCAAATAGTAAATCAAATTCCAAAGGGTCTACGTGGATTATGTTCAATAAATAAGCCACCAAAGAGCCTCCAGCAGAACCCCTTCCAATACCGGTTAACATGCCTTCACTTCTTGCGTGCTTAACTATGTCATGTAATATTAAAAAGTAATCAATAACATCACCCATTTTAAGAACCTCGATTTCTTTCTTAACTCTATCAACATATTTCTGCTCTGTAATACCTTTTGATTTAAAACCCTCCGTAATTAAATTGATAAATAAAGCTTCGTTTGTAGCAAATGATTTAGCCTCTACTTTTGTCATTTCATACTTTGGTAAATGACGAGTATCAGTATCATATTTAAAATTACAATTTGCAACTAGTTCATCTTCGTTACTAGTGGCTTGCTTGAATAATTTAACCCAAGTTTTATTACCTCCCTCAAACATTACAATAAGTTCCTTTGCATATTGGTCTCTACTTTTAAAATATTGATTATTAGTTTTATCATCAAACGCTTTTGCCACAGTCCACAAAGATTCTCTGGTTACATAATCATCCTGCTCTAGATAATATGCATCTGAAATACTTATAGGAGATAAGTCTGATTTTAGATAGCTCTCCAAGTTATCAATATATGCCGAATCTATGTCCTCGTTTAAAAACACAACAGTGTCCAGTTGGTAGAAATCAATAGCATGCGAAAATTTAACTGTTTCCGCGTATCTAAGGGACTTTGGGTCTACCACCAAGTATAATCCATCTAAATTATTTAAAAGCTCCTCTAAAGCTATCTTTCCGACTTTGTCAATATTCAACATTGAATTGAATTTAAGTAGACTTTGCCATCCTTGAAAATCTTTGGCATAGACCTTAACTTCGAAATCACTTTCTCCAGCAATTGGAAGTGTTTCTCCTATGATGGATTTGATACCATTTCTTTCACATAAGTTTTGAAATACTAGTACTCCACTTAATGTAGATTTCTCACAAATTCCCAAAGCCTTAGTTCCTAAAAACTTTGCCTTCTTAATCCAATCTGAATAAAGACCCATTCCATTCATTAATTCATAACCAGAATGTATTCCTAAAAAGCTTGGAGTTGGTAATTGCATTTCCGGCTCTCCATAATACACCAATTCTTTTAGTTGGAGTTCTTCCTCCTCTGAAGATTGCAGATACCATCTACCTCCAAACTCATAAACCCAACCATCAACATCATTCACCAATACTGGCAAGAATTCCATGTCATTATTGAATAGCAATATATCACTTTCAACAATTTCAAACTCTGCCTCTTCTCCTAGTGTTAGGATTCCATCTTCTATCTCAAATTTTAATAATCTGGACTTGCAATATTTCTCTAATTTTTTATCCTGCATGTTTTATTTTTTTACCCAAGTCTTATTGTTGACTATATTAGATATTGCGGTTGAACTTTTCTTATATCTATCCGCTATTTTTTTATTCGACATTCCAACCTCATTCGACAATCTTCGAATCTCTGCTATATCATCCCAATTTAGTTTAGTCTTTTCTATTGGTGGGCTTTTATACTTTGGCTCCGGTTTTTCAACACTAGAGTTCCTAGCCCATCCCGCACTTCCTACTTTACCATCTTTTCTTATCCAAGTCATAATATATATTTTGTTTGTCTAAAGATAATTTTAATATTTGGTTAAAACTAATAAAACCCCAACTATTTTACCAGCTGGGGTTTTATTAATCTTATGAATCTAATCTTCCATCATTTCATCATCTTCCTTTTCCTCCTCCATTTGCTCAATAATCTTATCAATGTTTAGGTCACTAGATAAGAAACCGTGGCCTTCACTTGTCATAATTTTCAAGTGGTCTAAAAAGTAAGCTTTTACATTTGACCTCATTCTAGTTCCGGCAATTGCCTCCTCTATTAATGCATGTGCCAATTCTAAAGCATCTCTCGCCTCTTCAAGTTGTTGGATTTTGTCTGTGTAATTTTTCATAATGTTTGTTTTTAATTATTCGTTACTCCAAAGATATGGAAACTTATAATACGAACCTACAAAAATCTAAAAAACTTTAATTTGAATCCAAAACTAATTGAACCGCAAGCTTTACTTTGTCCCACGAAACAGTTCCATTCTCATCTGCATACAATGCTGGATCTTGCCTTCCAATTTCTAAAAACGCCTCTACTCTTTCAACCGAAGATGCTGATTTATAATCAGAATACCAATGACCTTCGATTAAAATAGGCTTGTAGGATGTAAGCGTTTTAGAATACGCTGTGTCAAAATCAATACCTAACTTTTCACATGATACTAAACCTTCTCTTAATATATCAGCTTTCATCATTTCCAAATATGGAGTATAAAAGGAAACCTTATCCGCTCCCCAATTACCCTCCACAAATGCTTTGAAATCAGCATCTCTAAATTCCTGTCTACAGTCTGGATACACAGCATGGTCTCCGGCATGGATTCCCATTGCAATCTTTACATCGCAACCTCCATTTTCAGCAGAAACACTTAAAGCCACAGCTTGAATGATGGATGAAAATATTTTATTCCTATTTGGAACCACTGTGGCCTTCATGTTTTCATTCTCATAATGACCCTCCGGCACATCCTCTCCACCTTCAACTAATGCTGAATTTAATAATGAAGTTAGGGTACTTAGGTCTATTACTTTATGTGTGACCTTGCAGCCTTCATCCGTTAAATAATTAACTAAAGATTGGGCCTTTAATAATTCTACCCTATGCTTTTGTCCGTAGTCAAAAGAAAGTGCTGTTACTGAATAATCGTTAGCCAATAAGTTTAATAAAAGGGATGATGAATCCATCCCGCCTGATAATGATAATACCGCTCTTTTCATTTTAAATGTTTTTTAATAATGTTTCTAACCTTTCCTCCACTGTTCCAGTTAATGTAATTGGAGATAAACCGTGGTAATCTATTCTCTCTAATAATATTTCATCAATTTCTCTTTGAAAACTTTCTCCTTCAAATCGAATTCCATCGCTAATCAAACCAAATTCAATTGGTATATAAAAGAATTTAACATCGGGGCGTGGAGTACTTGTAAATAAGTTATTCCTTCTTTCAGCCAAATCATCCCAACCCAGAGCCTTGCAATATGCATAGTGGTCTAGTGGAGTCCTTGTTGTAAATAGGTTACTTATTCGAGTTTCTAAATCCCATTTATTGTCTGAAATTCTATTAATCAATATCTGCTGGTCTCTTGCGGTTAACTTACCTCCAATTTCTTTATCGAAGGCTTTAACTATTCTTGAATCACCATCTTTAACTATGTAATTAGAGCCTCTAAGGGCCAAACTATTTAGCAAGGTAGTTTTACCTACACCGTGTGTTCCTATTAATGCTATCATATTAAATTCTTTTTAAATGAGCTTACGTTAAAGTCTATTGCTGCCCGTTGAGACTTTGTAGGAATGTGGGACAAAAGGTCAACTAATTTAATTGATTCTTTATAGTCCAGCGCTCCACCCTCATATGTGATATTTTTAATACCATGTACAATCGGGTTAGAAGTATCCAAAGAATAAACCCACTTATAATCTTTATAGTGTTTAAATTCTTGAGGTAATGAGCATCCTAATAAATGGTGTTCTTTTTCCTCATTAATAATACCTTCTTTTAACCAACGGTCAATCAGATTTTGACGACCTTCCATTCTACCTTTATCCGTTTGTTCGTAGTATGGATAATGGAAACAAATTGCGATTTGGTCACAAGCCCTATCCATGGCCCTGTAGCATGCAGTTAGTTCTTCATAGGTTGAACCCTGAACTACCCCAATTGCTTTGCCCGGCACGTGGGCATAATACCTAAACCAATCATCTAGTTGTTGGCAAGTTTCCATTCCTTTCCCAAGTACATCTGGTACTACATAATGACTTGGTTTTAGTTTCATAATCCAGTATGCAAATTTGCTTGCTTCAAAAGCTTCGCCCAATTCAAATATGGAGTTATCTAAAATTACATCTCTACCCGATTCTACCACGTCTTTATAAAATTGATAATACACAGAATTCTCTTCAAATAAATGAACGAGTGCATAATCATAATCATTAAATTCTAAGCTTTCTCCCAACATACAAGTTGGGACCTCGTGTGATACTTTGATTCTATTTATCGCTTGACCCAAAACCTTTTTCCCCCCTATCTGCTTTAGTTACTTCATCAATAAATGAAACCTCAGATGGTATCATAAAGTATGGAATTATTTGAGCAACTCCTTGCCCTTTTTTTATTACCTGAGTGTCACTTGAAAAGTTATATAATTTAACTCCCAAGTCTCCGCGGTATCCATTATCAATAATTCCCAAGTGTGGTTGTAATCCTTTCTTGAATCCCAACCCAGACCTTGGTTCTATTCTGAACCAATATCCCGGAGTTATATATCCCAATTTTAAACCCACCGATACTACTGCCGAACATCCAGCTTCGATTAATACATCCTCTACTGAGAATAGGTCATAACCAGCATCTCCAGTTGATTTGCAATCATGGTTCTTTTCTGGAAGCATAGCCTCCTCATGTGTTTTTACAAATTTTATTTCCATTATCTTAAGTTATTTGCTAATTCAATATTCTTATAAAATTCACTTCTTGCCATTGGCTCAGTAAAGAAAGCTCCAGTTAATTTTGCTGTTTGCATTGAAGCACCTTGATGTCCAACACCCCTACAACTTACGCAATTATGTGTTGCCGAAATGTGTACGGCTACTCCTAAATTACCTTCGCAAATTTCCTCTACTGCGTTATGAATAGCGACTGTCAATTGCTCTTGTATAGCACCTCTTCTTCCGAAGTGTTCAACTATTCTATTTAGCTTTGATAAGCCTACTACCATTCCTTCGCTTGATGCAATGTAGGCTACGCTTACTTTTCCCATAATAGTTTGGTGGTGGTGGCTACATTGAGATACCAATGGAATATTACTTTCCTGCACAATAGCTCCATACCCATCACTTGGGAATGCAGTTATTTTACTCATGTTTTCATAACGTCCCTTCCATAGGTCATTCACATAAGCTTTGGCCACTCTGCGTGGAGTGTCATTTGAATTTGGATCATTCTTCCAATCACAACCTAATGCGTCTAAGAAATATCCATATGCGACCGCTGCATTGTTTATGATTACCTCTTTTTCTTCGGTTGATAATACTGCCTTTTTCCCCTCCGCTTTTTGCTTTTCTGCCAACTGCGTTGAAATTCCATTGGAGTGGCCAATTTTGGCTATCTCTAGGTTTAATACTTTTTCACTCATATTTGTTTTCTAGTTTTATTATTATTCGTTAAAGGTATGGAGAACTTTTCAATTCTCCACGCCTTTTAAAATGTATCGTATAAAAAGCTTCTGCTCTTAGCTCTTGCAAATGCATATAGGGCCGCGTGTATTTTTAACTCTGCATAGGTATCCAATTCTGGATGCTCTTTTCTAGCATGAGCCAAATTGATAGCATATTGAAAAATTGAATAATCCACAGTATCCGGTCGAACGAATTTAAAGGTCTCCACATTTTGGCAACCTAGTAAATGAACCTTCTTTCCACACTGTCTAGCATAGTTCATCATTTTCAATAACTCTTCCCTATTGGTATGCCATGCTCTCTCCTGAGCTAAACCTCCAATTGCTAAAGTTGGATACATTTCGCTTTCACATAAATCTTTCCAATATTGAAATCCTTGGTGTAGTTTAAATACTGGAGTAGGATACATGCCTGTAACATCAAACACCTCTTGCCTGCAATAATTGGATGGACACAATAGGTCTTCCGATTTTCTAAAGTATTCATTATCCAATTCAAATATCATATGATACTCTGCAATGGAACACATTTTTAAAAATTTCCTTTTCATCTTTTCACAAAGCTTTTCGAAATCTTCCTTGTCCAGTGTTTGTTGCTTTTTAAATAAAGTAAAACCACCAGAATCCAAAAATAATCTATCCTTGCCAACCATGTCATAAATCTCTTTCGTTACCACAAATGGCATATCTACTGTTGAGATTAATACACTATTTGTAAAGGAGTCAAGTAGAGCTGGAAGTACTTTTCTCCACGTACCCTTTTCTCCGCACGAATAGATAAGTCCGGCACCTAGTCCGTATACTAATTTGTCCTGCTCTTTACTCATCTTTTTTTCCTTTTAAAAGTTCCTCTAAATCTTTCTTATTGTTACTGAATGAGGTGAGTCCTAATTCTCCCATGAGCTCATCTGGATTCTCAGACATTAGCCTGTCAATTTCAGCATAGTTCCATTGGGAATATTCTCCCACTCTATTGTCAGCAATTACAAAACCCTTTATCTGGTCTTCCGTTAATCCACTTATTGCAAGCACATCAATTTCGCCTTCATATTTTAGAAGCTTCAAAGCTTTCAACCTTGTGTGTCCAGCTAGTATCATTAGCTTGTCGGTAACCACTATTGGATTGATATATCCGTAGGCCTCAATTGACTTGGCAACCACTTTTGCAGATTTATTATTTCTACGTGGATTCCTTCCATAAGGGACAAGGTCGTTTATATCTACCTTTATTAATTTTTTCTCCATCATTATTTGTTTTTATTATTAATATTAATTCTTAGCCGTCGGTGTGGGAATCGAACCCACGGTCTTTTACTGTACTGTAAATGCTCTACCTTTGAGCTATCCTCCGTTTTGTAGCTGCGATTTAAAAAAGATCGAACTTTAGAAAATT